CACCATAATCTGTAATCACCTTTACCTGCATTAGATACAAGCATTTTATCTACAGCTTTTCCTTTTAAAGTAGAAGGAGCAATCCATTTGGTTTCCCAACCTGTGTCATTCCAAGCAATTATAGAAGATTGCCCACCACTGGGATGTATAACTGCAGCACTGTGGCTATTCATTCCTGCAGTTATGCCATATTGAAACGGTATATCTGTAGCTGCTTGAGCACCAGGTGCAGTAGTAGCGTCTATTGCTGCTATTAATTCTGTATGTGTTCCTACTAATTTCTTAATAGTTCCCCTATACGTAGCAGGTAACCCATCATCTCTATCGGGACCCATAACCGTAACAACGGCATTGTTACTTCCGTTAATGTATTTATATATACCTAAACCTGATGGATTGTATATTGAATCTCTCCATCTAACAGAACCTGTTCCATTAAATTGATGAAACGGTAATTGAAATTGAGTCTCAACCCATCTAGTATTATTAATATCATGTGCAAATAATCCTACTTTAGTTGCTGCGTAAAGTATTTGCTCACCTGAAGCATCCCTACCTACGAACAAATCAGTTACATATTCTTCTTGAACTGGCAACAACGCATCATAAGTAGGTGTTCCTCCTATTTCTAACGTATACCAAAGCTGTCCTGACTTATCTATACCCCACAACCTGTCATCCCAAAACGATAAAAACCTAGCGTCTGTAGTTTTATCTACAACTGTTGTAGCAGAAGAAAAATAACTATACCCATCATCGTAAGCTACTACTATGTAATCAGTACTTAGCATACTTATAGTAATAGAATCAGTAGGAACAGCAGGAAAACTATAAACAGAACCTCCACTAGTTACTTGTGTCCAATAGTCATTACCTTCAGAGTAGTAATAAGGAGTATCTCCGTATCCAGCATACAACTGAGTGCCTAAATCCTGTATAAAGGTAATAGCACCTGTTATTCCTGTACCGTTAGATAACTCTGTAGTAGTTGGAGTAGACAATGCAGGAAGTACAAGGTGATGCCGGTGACGTAAGTTACAAGTAGAGTGCCATGCCTTGTCTGCGTCAGCAGGTCCTTGCATCCTTTCCACACCAATACCACCACGCCAATCAGACCAAGCAATAATAGATGAACGTAAATTACTGTCTCTAGTTGTATCGCCAATAGTAACTTTAGATGGATATATAGATGCCAAGACACTTTGTACCGGTCTGTTTAACGGGTAGTAAGTACCCCCTAAGTATATTTCGTTAATGTCTACTACTTTAGAAGTCATTATTCAACTACCCTACCAGTGATTAGTATGGGAAATGCACGTTTAGCTTGTTCAGCTAGTCCGAACCAAAAAGCAGCTTGCTGTCTTTTAGCATCGGGGTCCACATTGGGACCTCCTGATGCTGCAGCATACGACAAAGCCGTAGCCCTTGCTATTATATAAGCATCGTCTATTTCACTAATCCCTGCATCTGCACTTAACAATGCAGGTTTATCCCCACCGGTAATTTTAAGAAGTGCGTAACCTGCTTCAATCCTACCAGAGTCAGTAAGTACTAAGTCTCTAGCACTCCTATCTATCTTCCATAAATGTTTAGGAAAGATTTGGTATACAGCAGTATCGTTTTGTACTACTTTAATATCGTCTAATCTAATTTGACAATCGGCTAGATTAGCATCATGTTCTATAGCTATAGCAATTATGGCTGTATCTGTTTCAGGGTTTGCTAGTTTAATTTGGCAATAAGTCCATGTATCAGCACTTAAAGCTGGAATACCCAATGCTTCTAAACTACCACTATTAGCAATAACTTCTGTAATCGCAACATTATGAAGGTGTATTTTAAGATTATTTTCAGATGTAGCTATTGTACTTTTTATCCAAAATTCTATGTAGTCATACTTAGAAATATCTTTAGTGGCAAAAGTATCTCCTGCTATATCTCCAGCACCTGAGGAAGCAGTTATAAGTTTTAAACTTCCCGTACCTTGTTTTTTGTCTTCAGTATCTACTGATGCAGAAATTGTGGCATCAACATTAGAATCCCAAGCAGAATTACAGGTATGTAAGCTGGTAAACAATACGCTACTGCGATAATAAATGTGGTTAATAATTGAGATGTTAGAGGGAATACTGTACCTAAGACTCTTATTGTCGGCATAAATACCAAGACTTTCTACTGGGTCGTATACCTGCCCTGTAGAATCTACTATAGCTTGATTAATGAAATCGTGAATAATTTCAGGGTCATATGGTTCATCCCACAATTCGTATTCATCAGAACTAGCTACAGTAAAACTAGCATTTTGTTGAAACTGAATAGTGTTATTACTAGATGTGTAGTCATTAACATATTGAGTAGTTTGAGTAGTTCCATCAGTAGCATCAGTAACAAGAATTAACTTACCGTTATAAGTATCATCCCCACCTCTAAACGTATTAACATCTATAAGAGTATTATTAGTTCCACCTGTAGCATTACCAACTTTTAAAGCCCCTAGGTTGTACCCTATGGATTGCCTAAGCTGTTTCCGAGTTCTCCCTTGTACAGGCATAACTTAACCTCATTTTATTTTTCAGCAGATTCTACTTCTTGTTGAGAACGTAACTCTATTATTGTTCTTTTTAAAGTCGCTATCTGCAACTCTAAATTAGTTATAATATTTACTTTCTGCTGTAACACTTCAGCTAAATCTGCTTGTGTAATTTCTAATGTATTGTTATCTGCGACCATCAGACTCCCTTATAATATATTCTGTTATTCGTGCTTTCTCTACGCTTTTCTGCGTATAGTTTAAACTCTTTTAACTGTTTACCTATTTCTTTACGTTGACTAGCAGTTGGCTTCTTCTTGGAAGTTATCCCCCTACATTCTAGTAAGAAATTCTCTAGTGCTTGAGCAGCCATATCTTCTATATGAGAAGGAGATATAGATGGGTCAGCCGGTATCTTGACCACTTGCGACCTGCCTGTCACTGGGTCACGAAATTGGAACGTATGTACAACAATGGACACCCCAGTCTCAACGTTGAAACCAACGCCTTGATAGCCCACATAAGTGGAGCCTTGAGGTGTCCAAAGTTCTACAGGATTCATTTATGGGGCAATAGTTAGGTACATAAAGCCAAAGTCTGTCGTAGCAGGAACTATATACATCGAGTAACCAATACTCTGGTTATCGGGGGCACCACTGCTATCTAGAAGTATGGCTGCTCCAGCATTTGTTCCTTCTGATGCTGCCAACTGGTCACCAACAACCCACGTTGCTCCTTGGTCTAACAACGCACATGGTCCCCAAGTCTGGAGCCACGTATAGTAACTAGCCGTTACTGTTGTCGTGGAAACCCCCACTGCTGCGTTGGTAATAGTGGTTGGCTGAACAAGTACTCCATCATATATATTGTACAGAACACCGAATTTAGAAGAAGTAGCTGTCAACGCTACAGCAAATCCGTCTTCGTCATCTATGGTAAATACACAACCGGTAGCACTGGCTACAGCAGTATTGGATTTAATCGGGTAGATTTGTCCTTCCCCTGTTCCATCGTTAGTGTATAACCAGCCTTCTTTATACTGGTCTTTGGTGATTGTCAGTGATGTGCCAGTGGTTATAGTTGTTCCACCCACAGCAGCACCAGCCGACCACGCCAAGTCCATATCGTCAGCAGCATCAGTAGCAGGTGCTTGAACCAGCCTTCCTGCTGCTATACCGGCACCTGAGTCTTGTGCATAGTGGTATACTCTCCCATCAGCAAAAGCCATTCGGGTTCCCAGCTTGTGTCGCTGGTCTGAAGTCATTACTTTTTCCCATCCAGGTTTTCCATAAACCGTATTTGGAAACGACATTTTGAACCTCCTTAAAGGTTACTTATTTACAGGGTTTACCCCTGCGACTAACCGTTATTTTTATAGAGTCACGGTCAATCGTTACAACTCTTAATGTGCATTATACATCAGGATGTTCTTTTCGTTTATGAAAAGTCATCTTAGATGATGCACCTGCAGCGTTTGCAGCTTCTGTTACGATGCCACAAACGTCACAGGTTTTAGTAGAAGATGATATTTTTTCTACTATTTCAACAGTTTCGGTAGGTGCCTGACACCATTTGCATGTACAACTTTCACTTGGCTCCCAAGGAAACAAGCCCATATTGGCTTTTCTGAGTACATAATCAGGATTACCCGGAACTCCAGACATAAAACTACCTACACCGGCAGCAACATTCCCATTAGAGTCGAGAGAAGCCTTATGCCTATACAGAGTAGTTTTAGGTTGCCATTCATCTATGTACTTCATAGCAAAACCACGATTAGTTAGCTCTTGCTTTTGTTTGTTACGTTCAGTTATACCTACCATTTATACCTCTACTGTTATGCTGTTGCTAAGTCACCAATTTCAAATATCACTCCAGCACCTTTAGTATCATCTAATTCAAATACTCCATAGTCTGCTGTCATTATTATTTCAGTTGCCCTTAGAGAAGCATCTCTTTGGCGTTCAGTCCTAGTGTCAACGCTAGTTAAGGCTGCTAATGCAGACTTGTCGGCAATAACACCATAACCCGAAGCATCTCCTAGACCCGTATCAATCTCAATATTTCCATCTTCAAAGATTGTAACCCCATTCATAGGTCGCAACCCACTATAGAAGTTAGATAACAAATCGGCTGACCAACCATTAGTAATTTCTCCCATACCTGCTGCAAGAGCACCTGCACTTCCTGATGCTACAGTAGCAGCACCTTTTGAAAGTTCTGCTACAGCATTTGGGTGATGAAGAATATACAACTGGGAACCAAACTTATTTGCCTTAGCGTTAGAAATGATTGCGTGTACGTTAGCAGCCGTCATTTTTCTGCCGTCTGCTCCAAGAACCGAACCTCCACCAGTTAAACCTGAATAAAGAGCAATAACATCTTTGTCTTTTTTACGAGCCATGCCGTCACCAAGTTGCCTTCCTATAATTGAAAAGACGTTGTTGGCTGATTGCCTTACAAGTTTGTCAGTCAAAATAACCTTAGCTCCAACTTCACTTGCCGTAAGGTCAATAGTAGTCATTCCGATTTCTTCTTCATCAATAATATCCTGACCATCAGTTAGGTCACTCATTGTCATTGTTCCTACTTTAGGAACAGTCACTGTCTTAGAACCTTTTGGCAAACTAAATTTTTCAATAAGGGCTAAAGCAGGTGCGTTGTGCTCTTCTGTATATCGAGCAGAACTAATAATGATTTTTTGGGCATTTTCTAAATTACCCGTTGTGGCTGTTTGAGCCATAGTATTACCTCTCTATGTGTGTATTAAATTTTAACCTAAGCCAGCAGCTCTTCGAGCTGCAGCCGATGCTTGGGCAGACCTATCGCCTTGGTTATACCTATCAAGCCACCTGCTCTCATCATTGGAAGGAACCGGAGTACTCTGACTATTATCAAAGTTCTGTGCCGGAACTAGCTGAGCCTTTAGCTTAGCTATCTCTGCATCTTTGTCTCTATCAGTTCTAAGACGTTTTGCAGCCCCTTCCATCTGTTGAGGGTCAGGAAATTTTCGTAATTCAGCAAGGTCATTCAACTCAAGTTTATACTTAGTTGCAAAAACTTCAGCAGCATTGGCTTGACCTTGTAAAAACCTAGCTTGTTCTTCAGATTGTTGCTGTATCTGTGCTACTTGAGATTGTTGGGCAGCCCAATTTTGTGATATTGATGCTGCTTGGTCAGGCAGATAACCTGCCTGTTCTAATTGTTCTCGGTATCCATTAGTTTGTTGATGTAATTGACCTTGTTGCTGTTGAGCCCTGTATTGTAAATTCTGTTGCTCTATCTCTTGCATCCTTTGCTGCAAGTCATCTACAGCAGGATTTGCGTCTGTAACAGGAGTTTCGGGCTCAGCAACAGGCTCTGCTTGGCTAACAGGTGCTGGAGTCTCAGTGGCTCCCTCTACAGGAGCTTCGACTTCAGGTGCAGCTTCGGGAGCCTCGTCAGCTATTGGAGCAGTAGATTCCTCAAACGTGTTAACGCCTGAAAATTCATTTGTAATGTCTGTAGTTGTGCCTCCAGAAAAGTCCTCAGAAGGTGCATTTTCCGGTTGTTCTGCCTGATTGACCATAAGTTACCTCTCATTCTTTGAAATAACCCTTAGTATACCTTTAAGGCTCAAGGTACTGCAACTCCATAAAGTAGTCTGTGGTAGGCTTGTCCCTGACGGGTTTTGCCACCATAGAAATCTCCGTACCAAAATACTAGCATTTCATCTAAATTAGGAGTTTGCATAACAACTTGGTCACGAAACAAGTCACGCCTTTTTTCAATACTATTTAAATACGAGTATTGCTTCTTCATATTGAATTTAGTTTGACGATTACTATTTAAGTACTCTGCCCAAACAGCACTAACTTCTTGATTACCACTGAAGTTCCCGTACAACTCACTTAGGTCTTTACCTGCATCCCAATAAGGCTTCATTTCAA